ACATCAAAGCCATGTCAGCCACTGCACGGGCATCTATCTCACCGTTGTCCATCATGTCCAGCAGGCGTGTAGTTGCAGGACGGCTACGAGCGTAAGTATCAAACATATCAACTCCTTAGTGTGTAAGCATGTATTATAGCGGACTTCGCCCGCTATGTCAAGTCACCGCGAATGTCCGTGTTCAGTGCAGGGTTAATAGCACGACGGATCTCAACTTCCCGACGATGAGCAGCCGCTTTGCCACGGATGATCTCATGTACACGGATCTCAATCTCCGCCTTGTCAGATAACTCACGCAAAGCCACGCACAATGCCCAGTCCTTATTCTCAGTCTTGGCACGGTAGAAATGCTTGTTAGCACGTACACGAACCGACTTGAGTACAGTTGACTCAGTCTTGGCAGTGACACCAATGTAGTTCAAACCATTGACTACTAGTTCGTAGACAATGTGATTGCGATCTACACGTTTCTTGCGAGTGTTAAGTTCTTTGTTCATGTGTGTATTATAGCCGGGTTTTACCCGTTTGTCAACCCCATGATGCTGGTAGGGTCTTTTGTTGTTTTCTCACAACAAGCCCGGCACTTCAGCGAAACTTAACATAATGCCAAAAGAAAACCCTATTACCACAAGGGTCTTAGGGTCTCTTAGTCAGTAAATTCAGCAAGTCTCTGTCCATACTGCCCGATCAGCTTGTTCCAATTGACTCTCGTCAACGTGCCTTTACCACCGGATGTTTATGTGGTCACTGATTCAACTCCAGTAGCATATAGTCTATGACTGTACTCAACGCAGCTTATAGAACTCCCAGGCATCCGGCCCCTGTTCTAGGTCACTGCGTCTATCCTGGCGTTTACGGTTTATATACATAGTCTTCTGCGTGAGCAACTACCGTTCGGACTCTACGAGTCGTAGGCACTATGTATGCACTAGTATAACACTGATCTCAACTGTGGACAACATACTGTAGCATATCTACAACATTATACACGCTGAGAACCCAGGCAGAACCGTGGAAGAAACGTGCCAAAACGGTGCCAAAACGGTGAAAAGCATGACAAAATCATCCAGATATTGACTGTTTTTACCACAGATCACGGTAAGATCTATAGTGGATTTAGATTGGCTCACCATGGGGATGAGAGGCTATCGTCAAATACTCACCGTACAAAAAGTTACTCATGAGTATAGATCGTTCTAATCTCAGTAGTTCACATTCTCAACCTTAGACTACGTAGGATCGACTTATTGTATGTATAAGCAGGCCTGTGCAGCGGGGTATTCGGTGTAGTTGCTACAGCGGGGTATTTGTGTGTACATACGCTAGTAGACTCATTTCCTAGAGTGCTCTAGCGGGGTATTTGACTTATTGTTGTTTAAGTAGTATAGTATAGTGTCTATGTTACGTTCATTCATACTTGTTATATCGTTATTATTCTCACAGTGTTCATACGGGCAAAGTGTGGAATGGACAGAAGAGCAGCAGGTATTAGCTGGAATACTAGCAACAGAGTTAGTATTAGATTGGCATACCACACGGAATCTAGCAGCAGGTAATTGGTGTTATCAGCCTGTAACACAGTCTCATACATGTTGGGAGTTAAACCCCATATTAGGTCAGTACCCCAGTGTCAATAGGGTAGACAATCATTTCTTAGTAGTTGGATTAATAGTATATACGTTAGTAGAGTTCGTGCCCGAGTATAGGACTGACATCCTACGTACATTAGCCTTAACAGAAGGGTTAGCAGTAGGTAACAATGTCATTAGATTTGGTTTTCGGTGGTAAAAAAAATCTCTGTGCTAGGTGCTTTGCACCCAGAGTATAGGTCATGGAGCAAGGTATACGTGAGCCCTTGGAATTAATGTTTAGAGCAGATCAGCAATTAATTGTATTAGGCAGTACTGCTAGACGAGTTGTTGTATAAATAGTAGGTTAAAGTATAAAATCACATGACTCTACCCATATATCCTAGTTCCTTATCTCTTAGTCAAATTCAAGGTGAATTTGTTGGTGGTAGTAATCCTATTTCACTCAGTGAGTATTATGCTGGTGGTACTTATGTATCAGCAGGTACGTTAGGCGGTCTCAATGGTGGATCAGTGGCTATACCCAGTAGTGGTGCTTTAAGGATAGGTAATTTTCATGGCGCTAGTGCTCGCCGAGATCAGCTAGTAACATTGACAGGTTCAGGTAGTTATACTGTGCCAAGTTGGGTAGTCAAGATGGACATTGTAGTAATTGGTGGTGGAGGTGCTGGTGGATCAGCATATTGGAGAGGCCAAAATGATGGAGGAGGCGGTGGAGGTGCCGGAGGAGTTGTTTATCTAGCAAATCAAACCGGTTATGCTGGAGGGACATATTCTTATAGTGTAGGTGGTGGAGGTGCTGGGACTAATCTTGCTCAAGGTGCCAAAGGCGGCAACACTGTGTTTTATGTCTATACTGCCAAAGGTGGTGGAGGTGGTGGAGGTATGCCAGGATACAGTCCAAATAATCCTCAATACTATGTTACCATTACTCCTAACCCTAAAAGGCCCAAGACTACCAAGCAAGTTTTAACCAGTGATTACAACAATTACGATGGATTACCCGGAGGATCAGGCGGTGGTGGCAATGCCTATTATGGCAGCGGCCACGCCGGTGTAGGCACAGCCGGGCAAGGTAATAATGGTGGAGATGGCAGCGGCCGTCCTTATGGTTCACGTGGTGATGGATATAATGGTGGAGGCGGGGGTGCAGGTGGTGCAGGATTAAACAACTGGACCGCGCATTACAGCTATGGTACAGGCTATACAGGGGGTATTGGTTCCAGTTATACATGGTATAGTTACAGTTCGGGTGGCTATGTTGGGCCCGGTGGTGTAGGTGGGGGAGGTGGGGCCGGCAGTGGATTTGGAGTGTTTGAATTTAGTCCTGATGCTGGTATATATGCTTATCCTGGCTACGGTGGCGGCAATGGTGCCCCTATGTACGTGAGCTCCGGTAATGCCGGCTCTGCCTACACCGGTGGTGGTGGCGGTGGTGGATCAGGTATTTTAGATTTTGGCAGTTATGGTGCTGCTGGTGGATCAGGAGCAGTATATCTGTTCATGAAAGATTATTAAATGAAGGAAAATTAAAAATGGCACATTATGCCTTAGTTGATAAAGATAACGTTGTTGTAACTGTTATTGTATGTGATCAAGACCCAACAAATATTGATATAACACGAAAACAATCAGAAACTATTAGTGGTAGATGGTTAAAAACCAGTTACAATACCCGCGGTGGAATACACTACGGTCCAGATAACGCTCCTAGTGGCCAACCGGGATTCAGAGGTAACTATGCTGGAATAAATTACACTTATTCAGATGAATTAGATGCTTTTATTCCGCCAAAACTTCTTGTTAAATGTACATTAGATGAAACTACATTTCAATGGAAAATAGATGAAGATTTTGAGAGATCTCGTGATTTTGGCGGTACTGACGAATTTCGTATGGCGGAGATAGAAGCTGCGGTACAACGTGTATTAACTGAAATTTCTGGAGGTACAGTATGAAATTTAAACCCATGGCAGCATTTGGCTCAGTGGTTGTTGTGGCCACTGCTGATGCTGGGGATACTAGAGAAGTAGCATTGGATGAAAATGGTGTTACTTCGTCAGGTAACTATTTTTATACTCATGGTTCCGTGGCTGTAACAGTAAAAGAAACTGGAGAAGTACTAGAAAATCGCACACCTGGCTGGTTGAATACTGAGCATCCATCGTCAGGAGCAGCAACCACAGGTACTCTGTTATTGACATTTTCAGAGCCCACTGAATGGTTGTGCATACCCCATGCTCATAATAAACAAGGATTGCCTAAAGTTTCTAGTCTAGTTGTAACTTTAGGAGAATCAATCACATTAAATGTGGGTAGTGATCTATATCTAGTACGTGGTGAGTTTGAAATAAATTCACGTCGATTTACGGGCCCAACACAGATACGTATTCGTAGTGGAGCAGTAACGGCTACTAATGTATCTACAGGAACTAATTACGCATTATTGTTTAAATGATAACCAGAGCCTGGCACAGAACTCTAGCTGCTTGGCTGATCATTCCAATCATACTAGGGTGTATATATGTTCATACCGTTGGTATTCAGTGGTACCTGCTGAGCATAATAGTTTACATTAGTATTGCTATCACCATCACTGCAGGGTATCATAGATTGTTTGCCCACAACAGTTATACATGTTCTAGGGTATGGCATTATATATTTGGCATTATAGGGTCAGCAAGTTTAAACTCGTGTCCTGTACATTGGTCCTCTACGCACATAGCTCATCACAAGTTTTCTGATACTGATCGAGATCCATATGATAGCACATTTGGGCATTTTCTTAGATTACATGACAGGGTAGATATAGTACCTACCCGGAATGAAGTACGTATGCTCAAAGACCCGTTACATAAATTCCTTATGAATCATTCATTGACTTTGAGTATAGTAGTAGGATTAGCCATGTTAGCGTGTGGTATTAATGTATTTTTGTTTGGTTATGCATTACCTGTCAGTGGATATTTGGTTACCAGTGGGATACACACTATATTTGCTCACTCAGATGTTGGGTCCAAAAATATAGGTATATTAGAATTTATTATACCCATGGCAGGAGAATGGTTACATAAGTCTCATCATGATTATCCTGGAACATCGCAGTTTAGCGGTGGTATGGATTTAGGTGGATATTTTATTAAGGTTATTGCAAATGAAAAACGAGCTACCTGAATTAGATGAACAAGATGTTAAGTATGGAATGGATGTTACCAGAGAAGTTCCTGACTCTTGGAATTTAGAATTAATATTTCCTAAGTTAATATTATCTCAAGAGCAGATGCAAGATATATTAAGGCAAGAAGGTATCATCCTGTGACCAAGTATTATTATCATGCAGGAATAATGCCGGAACAGATATCACCTTGTCACGAAAGGAATGTATTTGACAGGACACGCAGTACATTTGATCTTCCTAATATAGAAGCAATTACTCCTGTGGGTAAACTAATTGAGCCTAAGACTGTTGAACAAATATGCCATGATCGTGTACAATATATATTAGATCAAGCTGGTAACAAGAAAGTTGTAATAGCCTGGAGCGGTGGAATAGATTCTACTCTAGTATTGGCTGAATTTTTAAAGTTAGCACCCATATCTCAATTGACAGTCATGCTCAACGATATGAGTATTTTAGAGTATCCTTTATTTTATAAAACTTATATAGAAAATAAAATAGAAACTGTCGCAATGGATTACTATACTGATAATCTAATATCGGATCTTGTTAATAAACAAAATTCAATAATAGTAACAGGGCAATCCTTAGATCAAACATTTGGCGATGAAGATTGTAGATATTACCCAGAAGACATTCTTAGTCAATCAGTAGAGAAGTTTATGGAGAAATTAAATCCTTATACATTTAAATGTTATACCAGATCTTTACAAACATGTCCTAGAAAAATAGAAAGTGTCAAAGAATTGTTTTGGTGGTTGTGTTATACTAATTGTTATCAAAATGGAGAGATTAACTGGCTTCTTGACGTTGAAGAATTAGTATTAGAAAAAAACATATTTCATTTTGCCAGTAATCAAGACTGGAATGATTATTCTGTATCAACACCTATGGAAGTTAAATATCCAGGATATGATTATAGAAACTTCAAAATTGAAATTAAAAAGCAAATATATAAATTCACACAAGATCAAGATTATACAGATAACAAAATAAAAGTATCATCATGGCGTAGATACAGGAACAACGAACAAAGAAAGAAAAAGCCAATGTACATAACCACTGATTGGAAACGAGGATATGTCAGTCACCGCAATTGATGATTTTGATTTTGATGTCAATGTGTTAATTGATGAGTACAACACATTTATTTCTAAAAAAATTCGTACTGGGAAGTCTGGTCATGGTATCTTTGTATTAGTAGAACGGTATGATAAGATATACAACATAATTGAAAACATGCCGTATACTCAAGAGATTATTCAACGTGTTAATGCACTCTATGATTTTTCAGCTGTTATATATCGTGTAATACTTCCAGGAGCAAAATATGGTTGGCATGTTGATAGTTGGTCCGAATCCGATCACAACTACCACATTCCTTTGATAACTAATGTAAATTGTAATTTTATGTATATGGATAAAATTTATCCTATGCCAATTGGTAAATTATATAAATGTATGATCAACAAGTTACATACTTTTAGAAATGATGGGTCCGATGCTAGAATACATTTGACCTTTGAACTAATGAAAAAAAATAGTGATAGATATAATGGATTTACAAAAAGAACTTTTGATAACAATTAAAGATGAACTACAATTATTGTTAGTAGATCATTATGAAGAACTTACACTTAATAAGCATAAGGTTAAGTTAAATCCTGACTGGGATATATATTTTGAGTTGGAAAAACAAGGCAAACTACATCTGTTCACATTACGAGATCAAACTGAGCTTGTAGGATATAGTGTATTCTTTCTAGACACGCATATTCATTACAAGGATCTTATGGTAGCTAACAATGACATCATATATCTTAAGAAAAGTGATCGATTGGGTATATCTGGTATTAGACTAATCAAGTATTCAGAACAACAGATGAAATTGTTAGGGGCTGATAAGATTACATGGCATGTAAAGATGTCACAAGACTTTCGACCTATACTTCATCGAATGGGATATATGGATGAAGACATGATTGTTGGAAAGATATTAACATAATGAGTAACTGTTGGTACAATATTAAGATAGATACTAGTAATCCATTTAATGCTAACTGGAAATTTCCTGATGTACCGGTTACAGGAGACGGAATCTGGAGTATTCATGCTCGAGATGTATTTTCTCAAGAATGGTTATCATATGTTAGTTCTTTAGGGTTAGATCTAGTTGATACTTTGATTTTTTATCGAGGACCATACCGTAGTACACGTCGTGCTCACCTTGATCTATATTCTGGAAATCCTTTCGTTATCAACAACTTTGCTATTAATTGGGTCATAGATGGAATTGGCAGTGAAATGATATGGTATAAGATGCCTCTAGAAAAATTTGAAGTTATGTTGACACCTGCTAATACTCCTTATGTACACTGGGAAAGGAGTGAGTTGGAAATGATTGATAAATGTGCCATAAGAACTCAAATGACCTTGGTAAATGTAGGTATTCCTCATAGTGTTAATATGGCAGAACAAGGTAGATGGTGCATATCAGTAAGAACAAGTGATGAAGATGATCTTCCTTGGGATCAAATTGTTGAAAAAATGCGTGAACGTAACCTACTAATTGAAAGATAATGCAATATTCTCCACTTAATATTAATTGGTATTACAGCTATGTTGATATTCCAAACTTAGCAGCAATAACACAAGAATTAATTAATTTAAAATTATCTATTAAAGATAAAACTCAATATAATCAATATTATTCTAATATTCCAGCAATTGCAGCACACAGTACGTGTCCTGCATTAATGAGATATTTGTGGAGTATGGGATTGAGTTTCAAATTTTCTAGATTATTATACTCTGAAAACATGACCAATGGATCACCTCCGCATGTTGACACATATAATCCAAAATTTTGTATGTATTCTCTTAACATCCCGTTATTAGAATGTGATGATTCTTATACAGCATGGTTTAATACAGATAACAATAACCTGAGTCAAAAAACACCAGATGCTGGAATGTATGCTACCATTAATGAAAATGATACACTAACAGAAATATGTAGGGTAGAATCTAATAGACCGTTACTGGCAAACACCACAATACTTCACAGAGGCATCACAGACAATCCAAAAAGGACCTTAGTTGGATTAAGATTTAATCCAGAATTAACTAACGATGATTTAAATAGATTAGGTGTAAAAATATGAAAATAGTTATTGCGTTATTATTAAGTTTTGTCAGTGTATTATCCTATGCAGGTCTTCCTACACAATTTAAAGTTTATCAAACCGGTGTAGGAACAGCCAACAGTATATGTAGAGTATTGTTTGATGAATACAATAAAGAATATAATTCTAATACTACAATGTCAATTAGAGCAGGTGCATCTGGGATGATGGCCATGCTTGATATGATTAAAGATAAGAACTTCTCAGTTCAATGTGGAACAAGTTTATCTGAAAGTGTATTCAACATCACCACATATCCGGGTAATGAAGAAGCACATAATTTATTAACCATGGTCAGTATGATTGCCGAAGGTACTACTGTTTTCACCACAAGATATGATAGTTCTTATGGTACATTACCTGAGTTATTAAAGAGTAATAAACTTTTAATGATTGGCTATCACGCAACCACTCCAAAAGTTTCAGCAGAGATTGCATTTGGGTCATTGCCTGTTACTTGGGTTGCATATAAAACATCAGCAGATGCCATATCATCATTGTTAGATGGATCATTGGATTTATATGTTGACGGTGGTAGTCTGTTGCCATTGATACAATCAAAAAAATTAAAGAGTTTAGGTCATCTTAATGGTCTTGATACTGCTCCAGGTATTGATTTAAAGAAAGAATATCCTGACGCAGCCAAAGTTAAAGTAATATTTGCCATAGTTACATCAAAGAATAACTCTGCTGCTGATATAGAAGAATTAAATTCTAGGATAAGGAAGTTAATGCTCAATGATGCAGTAATTAATTCTATTACGCAATCAAATTATCTTCCTACAATTAAAACTGTCAAAGAGTCCAACGATTATATTGATAATTTTAAAAAGAGATACAATGTCAAATAGTAGATTATTAGAGCATAAGCGTGTAGGGTTATATCATGTAGGCGATATGGTATTCATAAGCAAGTCAGATGCATTGATATATGCCACAGCAACAAAACAGCCAGTCTATTGGGATTTCAATGATGATGTATTTTCTAAAATAGATTGGAAGATACCAATTTCAACTCCTTTGTCTGAGTTATATAAACAAAGAGCACAGCAATTAAGAGACAAGTATGACTATCTATCATTATTCTTTTCTGGAGGAGTTGATAGTGCTAATGTATTGCATTCATTTATAGATAATGGAATATTTTTAGATGAGATCGTCATGTATCGTCCAGTAAGAACAATTAAAAATGCCAATACTTTAGATAAATCACCTAAAAACGTATATTCAGAGATTGAGTTTGCTGCTATTCCACATTTAAAAAAATATCTTAAAGATGAAAGAACTTTAGTTAGATTTATTGATATGGATACATCTGCCGAAGAATTCTTTAACGATGATAATTTGTTATCTGAATTTTGTACATTGAATAATATGGGAGTTACTCCTGTGGTAAAAACAGCTATGTGTCTTACCGATAAGATATGGAATGCTCTATATGAATCAGGAAAAACTGTTGCACATATACACGGAATTGATAAACCAATAATTAGTATTGACAATGGTGAATACTCATTTCAATTTGAAGACTCTATGTCATTTAATTTTGAATCTAAATCATTAATTGATCAATATGATAGAATTAATAAACATCAATATCACGAATATTTTTATTGGACACCTGACTTGCCCCAGTTGGTAATTAAACAATGTCAAGTTGTTAAACAAGTATGTAATAATGATTTAATATTCAAACTATTATTCGTTCAATCTTTAAATTCTATACAACAGAAATTTATGGCAATTATACATTACATTTACCCTCCACATGTAAATGAAATACGTGACAGATTTACAACAGGAAAAGTTTTACTTGGACTCAATGCTAGCCAACACTTGTGGTTTCACGATACCATGGGTGATGATATTAATGGAAAATTTAATGATATGGTCAAATATACCAGATATATTATAGATGATAGTTTCTTCTACAACTCAAATAAAAATGCAATTAAATTATTTAAAGGTAAAAAATATATATTATAATATATCAATTAGGTACGCCTATGCTTTTTGCATGTGGACTAAGATTGGGATTAGTTAACCAAGTCCAATGATTACCCTGTACAGGAGTTAATCCAATATGACTACGTGGAATAAAATAACGATCATCACCGATGCTCATTTGATCTACAATATTGGAAAACACAGAGTCAACTAAAACTAAACTTTGAGCACGTTCTAGTATCAATAACCAATCAAATATGTTAGGAGTTTGTTGGTTAGTAATTTCAATAGTTTGCCACCCCGCTGGGATCATACTAGGATCCCATCCAGCACGGTGATCTGAGCCTTCGAGATGTACTACAACATAGTTAGGATTAGTGACTATACGATCATACAATGCTTGTTCTCGCACAGGGTCACGAGTAATACATTGGGACAACTGCCATTTTTCAATAAAAGGAACACCTGCTCGTAGATATTTGTATTGATCAAACTTAGTATGTTGGAAGAATACTTCGTCATGGAATGTTTGTCCAGTTAGTGCTTGATACAGTGGAATAATCTCATCGCACTTGAAGTTTTTTAATCGTTGTAAAGGAGTTTCATAGAAGAATTGTCCAGCATCCGGAGCAACAGGTATCCATTTAATCCAAGGGCAAGCAGCAGTCATTTGATCAACCCAAGCATCAACTATAGGCCAATAAACTTCCCATCCTTGTTGATAGTAGTGATGTGCAATAGGTATGGAGATAACGATGTCTCCAAGCCCACGTGTTTGGATTAGTCCGAGTTTCTTAGCCATTAAAAGTATTCTCCGTTAGGGTGTTCTTTAAAGTAACATTCATTACGTTCAAGTGGCATATCATCTCTAGCTTCACATGCCCATTTAGCACCTAGTCCGATAGCCACAGATAGTGCCACACTTTGATTGCCTATAAATTGACTTGAGTTGGCAATGACCTGTGCTAGTTCTAGCAGAGTATCAGTAGGTCTAAAGGGTATATTCCAGCCTGTAGCACGGGCAAACGCTTCGTGTTCTTCGGGTAAGCCTACAAATACTGAGTGTTCTTCCCAGCCCATTTCTCGCCATTTTTTCCATTTAGGGCTCAATGATCTAGGGGTCCAACGTGCTGTACGATTAATCACAATGGATCTAGACTGTGTATCTGTTGCAGGTACAGAAAGCCAAGGAGTATTTCTTAATTGAGTTTGGATATTAGTATCAGTGATACCAAATGTGCTAGCGTAGATATCCACATAGTTGCCAGGATGTCCTACAAACGCAGGTCTAAAGCGATCTAGATTATGTGTAATAGCATCTTTGCTTGGGTCCAATGGTGCAAACTTAGTAATATAAGTTTGGGCCTCAAAGAATGATCGCATAAATTCCAAATCTTGTTGGGTCATACGTCCTTGATGGAATGCAGTAGGTTTACTACCGTAGTAGTGCTGACCAATCCAATCAATTTGGTTCATATGTAGATAGAATTCCCCACCGTCTAAATGTTTCATTATGGGTAGTGCGTAGATTATATCGCCCAAGGTTCCTGAGTGTTTGAATGTTTTATTCATAGTTGTTTATTATAAGGGTATTTAATGTTATAGTCAACGTCTTAGAAAAAATTTAGGCTAAATATAAGATTACAATTAATAGCCATGTCTACATCTGGAAACAACATACTCAAAAGTGACTTCAATGATTCGCAAGCAATCTTAAAAGATGTTCTTGGAGTTGGAGAAAACGGTTATGGAAGGCCAGTAACGTGGTCAGATCCAGTAGAAACTACACAAGTTGCCACAGCAAAGCAATGGAATAGATTCATACAAGATCTTAACCTTATACATCAACATATAACCAACGTTAACACAAACACATCCTATATAAATACAGGAACAGATGGAATAGCAGCATCTACCGTTACCAATTTAATATCCAGCGTTAACTATGTAAGTAATGCTGTTCGCAGATATACCTGTCATCCCAGTCAATTTGTTGTTTATCAATCAACATCTACATTTTTTTATGATAGTACAAGCACACGAACATTAGCGTGGGGTGTTGATCCAACTTTAATCACTCATGAAGTAGTAGTATCATTTCCAACTAGATTAAAAGCAAGATATTATTTTAATATGGGATCTTATCTTACTTTTGTTCCTTATTATCAAGGAAACGTAATTTCTGATCTAGATGGCGAATGGGCAACGTTTATTGATTATCTTAGCCTTCCTGCTCAAGAGTATAGATTTGATAGACAAAAATACCTAGGAGGATCTACTAGTACAACATGGAGCAGTGGAACATTAGCAGTAAGTATATTAGCATCAATCGCAACTGATGAGAAAAGTATAAAGTTTACAACATCCTATATTAATAGTGACTCTACTACTGTATACATTACACCATCTGGGTCAACCTGGACAATATTGATATAATATGGCTAAAATATTACATACAATATACAACACTAGTACTACTCTTTCAGCAGTAGTAAATAGTTTTACGTTTGTAACAGATCCTGCTATTCAACATTCTGCTGATCTTGCTGCATTTGCAGGATTAACTGATAACTACACTGGGGCTACTACCATAGTTACATTATCTACAAATTATGTAACAGGTGGGCTTTCTAAAAAACCCTATGCAAGTGCTACATTTCCTGTAACTCAAACAATAGCAGGATATAACGGAACCACATTGGTAGTTGATAGCACAACTAATCTAGTTGACAAAATTGGGTGGCAAGGTAACGGAGTATACCTTGGAAGATATATTGTAAGTATAACATCTGCAACCTGGTTAGTGATGAGTAACACCCCGTCGGGCACTCCTACCATAAATGGTAGTATTATATTCTCTACATCAACAAATGAACTAACATTATCCGGTACAACTCCTACGCTGGGCATGGCTGCAGGTTGGACAATTTTAGGTAATGGATACAATTCTGTAGGAACCGTTATCAGTGTAAAAAACAGTTATACACTTATAGTTAATAATTTACCAGATACTACCCCCACAATAGGTAATCCGATGACTTTTAGGGCACCAGGTGTTGATGGATCAAAAACAGTAACAGTTGTCAGTAGTGCTGGATTGTCTAATGGTTTTATTGCCAGTGGAAATGGATTCACTCTTGATCAATATATAACCAATGTAAGTGGTAATGTTCTTACCATGAGTGCAGAACCAAATGGCACCCCTGAATTTGGTGGTTCAATTAGTTTTGTTAATAGTAATGCAACTTTATATACTATTCCTCCATCTGGTAGTGTATCATTCAATCTAAATTATAGCAATGTAAGTGGTACCACAGGGCATCCGAGCACTCCATATGCTTCAACATTAACTGTTAAAATTACACAAGGTACTCAGCGGAGTTTAGTTGTTCGTAATTTTGTTAGTATTAATGCTATACCAGTTCCACCACCTCCTCCTACATATAACCCCAGAGGTGGTGGCGGTGGCGGTGGCGGTGGTGGCGGTGGTGCTCCTGCACCTTCGGGGGGTGGAGTACAAGGTGGGTGGGGTGCTGGTGGAACAGACGGTAATGGTGGTGCTAGTAGCACCGGACAAGGCGGCACTGCTAGTGCTTAACAGAGATATAAGATATGTCAACAGGTAGTCTTAATTTAAAAATAGGTAGTGGAATAACTTTTAATCTAGTAGGAGGATCCCTTGATGGTCTTTCTCCATATCCACAATTACAAACTGTTAAAACATTGGATGGAGTATACTATACTACCAGTTCATATATAAGATCACCCGGCCCAATATTAAGTGTTAATGTTTCTGAATTAACAACTTTTGTTTCAACCGTGAATATTCAAAGCACCAAGCAAACGGTAAAAATGACCAATGATGGTAGTTCCATATTAAACATCACTGATATTATATACACTTATTCCAACGAGGTCACTCCTAGATTATTTTTCTCTGCTACAGATACAATATTAAATGGTAATAGAATTAGTATAGTTCCGGGTAATACTGCAACTTTTCAAATAGCTTATATAGGGTCAGTTGCAGGCAGTTATAGTAATTATTTTGTCATAGTTTCAAACGATTCTACTCTTCAATATTTTAAAGTTAACACACAACAAATTATACAAGAAACTAAAGGTTTGAGAATTTCTCCACTTTCTTTTAACACTAGTACAACACGTATAGGAGAGAAAACAGAATTTACCTACAAGTTGATTCCGATATTTAATGAGGTAGAATTTCCAAACACTATTATTCCTTATTCGGCTTCCATGTCTGGAACCGGTGCCTGGTCTATTTCAAATAACGGTAATAATGCAGTAACCGTAAAATTTAACTCTTGGGAAGTTAATAATGTAAACGGTACTTATGCATCTACATTAACAGTAGTTGCCAATGGCATTACTACAACAACAATTAACACGTCGGTTGTAAACATAAGCACATTAACCAACAAAAATATTATTACTTGGATCAGTCCGGTATCTAAACATAATAGTATTATAGCCATTAGCTATGACTTGTCTGAAGGAAATCGCTATCTAACAATTGGAGTAGGATTAGGAGGAGAAGGCCTGCCTATCTACGATAACGGTGGTAGCGTTTATAAAGATATAAATGCAATAGGACTTGGTGCAGATTCATTGACCAATCCGTATCCATTTTGGGCCAATGTAACCAAAATTAAATTTACAAATACTTCACAAACTTATTACAGTGGTGATTGGGAAGTTAAAAATACAAATGGTCTTAATTATCCAACATATTTTGGAAACTATAATAAACGTGGATCTATGTTTATTGTTGAGGACGACGGATACGGATCTTTAACTATCGAACTTAACTATTTGAGAGAACTCAGCGGCAACCCGGACTTTGATGCTACATTAAAAAATCTTACTCGTGCGTTTCATTATTATTCCAATGTTGATCTATTAGGTAGAGTATCTCCATTACCCACAGAATATGCTAGTCCCCTTACTGATTATACTACTTCTTTGTTTACAGGATTTAATTATAACACCAGAACTCAAATGGCGTTTGTTAACACATCTATAGTGGATCTTCCTGTTTAATTTGGTAAAATATCCATTGACATCCTTGGTAAAACACAGTATAATTAACGCATTACAAACACTCTCTGAAAGAAAAAATGAGTAATTGCGATAGCATTATACGTATTCTAGAAGATCATCCTAGCCGTTTGAACAAAGAAGGTATTATTGAAGCCGAAGCCAAAGCGGATAATATTGAACTGTTTGAAGGCTTCCGTATGGCACTAGATAATCTTTATACATTTGGCGTAAAGAAAGTACCTACACATGGCGGTCCAGATGGACAAGGTCTGCCCTGGGCTGCTTTTAAAGAACTTGCCCATCTACTTTACATACGAGAACTCACAGGACATGACGCACGTGATGCCATTGAGTTAGCATTAAGTGCAAGTACAAAGTCACAATGGAATGATTGGTATCGACGTATCCTTATTAAAGATCTACGTTGTGGTGTCAGTGAAAAGACTGTGAACAAGGTGCTTAAAGCATATCCAAACATTAAGCCCGTACCAGTATTTGAATGTATGTTAGCACATGATGGTGCCAATCACGAGAAGAAGATCACAGGTAAGAAACTGCTAGAACCCAAATTAGATGGTGTACGTGTTATTACTGTAGTTAATGCGGAGAACCATACTTGTACCATGTACAGTCGTAATGGCAAAGAGTTGGAAAACTTTAGTCATATTACACGAGCCATAGAAGCCAATATTGGATTGTTTGATCGCAGTTTGATTCTAGATGGCGAAATGGTCAGTAGCAGTTTCCAAGCATTAATGAAACAAGTACATCGTAAAAGTGATGTACAAAGTGAAGATGCACGACTGATGTTATTTGACATTATCCCTCTCAGTGAATTCCAACGTGGAGAAAGTGTGTTAGGTCAACGTCGCCGCAGTAATCTATTACGCAGTATGAAAGCTGTGTTTGATAAAGTCGGCAGTATTGATGTCATTCCACAAAAGGAAGTTGATCTTGAAAGTTATGTTGGTGAATTAGAATTTAAACAATATAACAAAGATGCCATTGAAGCAGGCTTTGAGGGTATTATGATCAAAGATATTGATGCACCCTACGAATGTAAACGTAGTGTTAGTTGGCTTAAAATGAAACCCTTTATTGAAGTAAGTTTGGAGATCACTGATGTTGAAGAAGGAACTGGAAAGAATGTGGGACGATTGGGAGCTCTTGTTTGTTCCGGCATCGACGAAGGTAGGGACATACGAGTTAATGTTGGTAGCGGTCTTAGTGACGCTGATCGAACTGAGTTTTGGGCTAACCGTGATAGTCTTAATCGCCAAATTGTGGAAGTAAGAGCAGATGCTGTTACACAAAATCAAGATGGTACTTATTCGTTACGCTTTCCGCGTTTTCTCCGTTTCCGCGGGTTTGCAGCTGGCGAGAAGATTTAATATGGAAAAAGTTGTAATAAAAGATATTATGTACGGCGGCCTATCGGAATTGATGAATAATAAAGATTTTTATTATCGTAGTAGTGTTGGTGCTGACTACAGTCATTGGACTGAAAAAGGTACATTAGTTATGATTGAATTTGTAAATTCAATGACCAAGCAGATGCACACAGCAGAAGAGCGGGCACTGGACAAACGTGCTAAAGAATTGGTAATTAAAGGTTTAAAAGGAGAGAAAGTTTAAGTGGCAAAAGAAGATTTAATCACTTCAGACGGAGTGGTAGAGGAAGTATTACCCAACGCAATGTTTAGGGTAAAAATGGCCCAGGGCCCCACAATACTTGGACACATCTCGGGCAAGATGCGTCAGAACAAGATTCAAATTTTAGCAGGTGATCGTGTTAAAATTGAAATGAGCCCGTATGATCTATCAAAATGTAGAATAACTTATCGTGAGAGATAAAAAAATAGCACCCTAAGGTGCTATTCTTTATTCTAAGTATGCTGCCCAACTTGGGTGACGCAGATCAAACTTCATCTTCTTCCGCTTGTCAACCAATTGGAAGTATGTAGGCTTGAATGGTTTAACTTTTGGAACGATCTTCTTATCGTTACCCTTGTTAGCATTACACCTAGCACAAGCACATACGCAGTTTTCGTATGTGGTCTTACCACCGTGGCTGGTTGGCAATACGTGATCTAATGTAGCAGTTTTGCCAGTTACATCAACACCACAGTATTGGCAGGTAAACAAGTCGCGCAGGAATACATTCTGTTTGCTGAAACGCACAGATGTTTTCTTCTTTTGGTATTCTTTTAAGATCATAACAGCGGGCACAGGAGTTTCCCATGTGGCACTATGTACGATCCAATCGTCATACCATTCCAGAACCGTGGCCTTATCTGATACAAGATATCGTATGGATTCTTCCCACGAGATTACGCTCAGTGGAAGTACGGAGATTGGTGCAGCGTCTGCATTTAAAATTAGGCAAGTCATGATAACACTATTTATTGTAATAAAACAGTACTATTATAACATCATTATGACAAACGGACAACCTAAATCTTAGTATCACTATCCACTGATGTATTCCAAAATTGTCGACGTTCTATGCCTTTTTTCTGGGCAAATTGTTTTGGATTACATTGAGAACATACATGTAAGTATTCTGTACTAACTCTACGGCGATCCATTCTACCTTGATCTCTTTCAAACAAGGACTGGCAGTTATCACACTGTAGTACGGCTACGGTCTTAACTCTACTATAAGGGTGTGCATTTTTTAATTTACTATTTCTAGTGTGTGTAGTAGTGACTTTCTTTGTTTTGATTAGCATGAATTATTTACATTTGGATTATAAAAATCCAAACTAAATACCCATAACGACATCTGTCTAATTAGGAACTCAACATGACAATACGATACATCAACACTGGATCAAGTGCCAATGCAGGCGATGGCGATAGTTTAAGATCAGCTTTTATCAAAGTCAATAGCAACTTTGCTGAAATTCTTTCCATAGTTAACAATGGAAATGGATATACAGGTAGCAGAGGTGCCGGATACACAGGTAGCCGTGGTATTCAAGGACCAATGGGCCCGCAAGGATATACTGGTAGTGCAGTCTCTGGTGGTGCAGCATTGGGTGATAGATTAACAGCAGGAACAACCGCTACATTAATATTACTTGCAGATGGTAAATTAACATTTCCAGCAGGTGGAGCCATTACTTCACCGGATTACAATTTCTCCTTTAACAAAGATACCGGTAATTTTGCTGTTCCAACATTAGGCACCGACATTTCTCTATATGGGCCTGGCGATATTTCAGATGGTGCAGTTTACATGGGATCAGGCTATGGTGAATTCCGTAGCATCTATAACAAATTTGAGGGGATTGAATCAGGTTTAGCCTATGCTGGTGTAGAAGGCTTTAATTATGGTCAATTTGGTGACGTTAACTTTGCTGGTATGGTTAGCCAGACTCCTAATATAGACAGTATGTATACGGTTAGTCTAAATACATCAGGTCAGATTACTATTGGATTTACACAAAATGGTCAAACACAGCAATCAACCGATTGGAGTGTTGTAGTAGGATCTCTTAACACTGACATGACAGTTAATGGTTTGTTTGCTGATACAAATAAAACTGTTATATCAGGTAGGGATGGTATTGAGTTAAACACTGATCGTGGAACAATACACTTTGGTAATCATCCTGAACAATGTACTCCTATTACTGCTGCATCACATTTTCACATAATGAGAGAGAATAACAGCACTACAGAGTTATTCTTTGGTGATGATTACAACTATGTTAAACTACCTAAAACAGATAACGGTCTTGGTGTAGAGATCGCCGCCGGCGCTTCTGAAATTTGGCGTTTTGGCACAGATGGTGTATTAAACTTTCCCAACAATAACGGACAGATAGGACAACTAACATCACCATATACAGGATTGGAATTCCGTACTGGATCAGGCGCTGATTGGATTGGCATAAGTTACGGTGAGATCAACGACAACAATACCAGTTATTTTTACTTTGACAAAGATGGCAGTGATTATACAACTGCCAATCATCGTGCCCATTTACAGATTAAGAGTCCGGAGCAGGCCTATGGCGCAAGCCACCTAGAATGGTTGTTCGATGCTGACGGTAATTTAACAATACCCCATGGTGGTA